TACAGATGATTGTTCTTTTACTTTGAATAATTATATAATGGAAATATTACATCCAAAATCACAAATATATAATGATGGCAAAACACCAACTAATAATTGGAGAACATTAAAGCTACCTTTTTGTAAAGAAATATTATTAAACCCTTGGATATATAAAAGTTTAATAATATCTTATGGATTCTTGGGGTTTAGGATAAATGTGATTGGCAATGGACAGTTTACAAAATATGCAAGAAAAGTGCTAGACAAAGAAAACTATGAATACACACATTTAAAAAGTTAACGATCGTGGAAGTAATGTCCCAATGCTGTCAATCTTTCATGATGCTTAGATAATTCATCTAATTCTTTTTGTAAAGTCTCAATATGATCTGGGTGTTCTGCAATACCTTGTGGATTATTTAATAAAATTTCCACATTGTATACATGTTTTTCAATTTCACCCAGTGCATGTGCTTTTAATGCTTTAATAGCTTGTTGTTTCATCTTACTCTTACAGAAGTTTCTAAAGTAATATAGCTACCAGGATGATAATTCATAGTAACAGTTTCTAATCTTCCCATATATTCATAAGTGACTTTATACCCCTTAATAACTCTATGAACTTGATTAGTATATGAATGACCACAATGTGTATTACCATATATTACACCAGGAGCTGAATTATATCTTTCGCCAACTCTGCCACCTACAATAACACCAACAGCAGTACCAATTCTTCTTTCGCTATTTGAGCTACCTATCATACTACCAATAACACCACCAATAATTTGACCAAAATCTGTACCTCTTCTACCATTATTGTATCCTGTGGCTATTGGTGTACATTTATCTTGTTTTACCATTACAGATTCGTTAGTTTCTATAGGTTGAACATCTACAACTGGCACAGTAATTGATTGAGCACTATGTGCATTATTAACAAAAATTATACTAACAAAACAACAAGTTAAAGCAATTAATATATTTTTTTCAAAATTCATAAAAACCTCCAGTATTTAATTAATTATACCTTAGATGTTGATAATTTAGCAATGTAACTTGATGCATCATTTTCAGAATAAAAAATACGAATAAAACTGTAACTACGATATCTGTGTATACCAATTAAAATAATTTGACCTCGCAAGGTGCTGGCATTTAACAGCCAGTCACCTCGTTTGGTTTTAACACTACCTAATTTCATTATTCCTCAGTCAGAAGTTCTTTATCTTTAAAATGTTTTTTCACATTACTTGCCTTGTCTTTAACTTCTATTTTTTTAGCTCTTCTATGTTCAGGTACTATTTTTTCTAAAAATACTTTTAACATACCATTTAACATTTCAGCATCTTTTATTTCGACTGTATCATCAAGTGCAAAGGATCTTGTAAATGCTCTATTAGCAATACCTTTAAAAATAAAGTTATCAGAATCATCTGCTGCTTTGCCTGATATAGTTAGCTTACCATCTTCAAAAACAACATCTAAGTCTTGTTTAGCAAAACCAGCCAATGCCAATTCAATAACATAGTGATTTTCTTCTACTTGTTTAATATTGTATGGTGGATAATTTGGAATATTTTTTGTAAGTTCATCATGTAGTTTTGTCATATTATTATATGTGTCATCAAAACCAATGAATAATTTATCAAAGTCCTTAAAAAACGGATTGTTAGTTAATGCGTTCATGTTTTCTCCTTTACGCGAGTTTCAAAAATGCTGCCCGTTTGGCACAGCGGAAATATTTATCGTTTTTTACCAATATTATATTTTGATTGCAAATCCCAATCATTTTTATCTTTAAATGATATAATTTTTATTTGTGAAAGTGGTGCTTTTGTTTCATGCAATTCAGGATCAATTATACTTAACAGCCCCCAATCTAACAACAGCTTAGCTATTGTATTTCGTCTTTCAATGTCATTATTAGTTAAGTCAGCTTGTTTACCATCTAAAGCAAACAACTCTTTAAAATGAACAATAAAATACCGTCCTTGTTTATGGAGAATATGACAACTTTGGTATAAAATTTTATCTTTACTTGAAGCTACACCTATACGAGAAAGCGTTTCTCTTATTTTTAAGAAATCATCCGATTCGGAAATAGTAACTTCTAAAGGTGTATAACCTTCTATGTTTATGTTAAAAAACTCATGCGCCATCAGCTCCGCCCTTGTATAACCTTTTCTTTATTGTTTGTATTTGATCGTCTGATAGAATTGATATTACTTGACGTGCTTTTTCAGTATTATACCCATAATATTCTTTCACTATATCTATCGCTTCAATCTTTTCTTTTTTAATCCATTTATTAAATCTTTTCTTCTTTCTAATGATATTTATAAGAAAATTATACTGCAATGCTTTTTCTAAGTGTGGTCGTGAATTCATTTCATTAACATATATCACTGTATCTGGTGCAAATGATAGAGCTTTATTTACAATAAAAGGATTATATTCTCTTTCAGACCATTCATCTACAATAATGTTTACTTTTGTGTCATTTATAGAATTAACAAAATCAAAGGGCGATATGTTATTTTTCAATTGTCACACCAGCCATTATTTCAGTCAAGCACGCAACCAAATTTATTTCTTGATCACTTACAAATGCTGCTTTGTATTGATAGTCAGCAATAGTTAGGACAAGCTGTGGTACTTGATTTGTCAAGGGCATAATAGTGTCGAATATTAATCTGAAAAGCGTTTGTGGGTCATTATCTAAATTATTAACTACCCACATTCTCATTTTCTTCCAATCTTTTTCCTTTAAAGAATTAACTAATTCGTCTGCGTTAACCTCAACTATATTAGTGAGTATACCTTCATCAATATTTCCGCTATGTGAGTATCTCTGAAGTTCATTCAATGTTCTTCTATAATCAGGAAAATATTTTTCGACAACCTTAGCAACTACTTTCTCATTAAATGGTATACTTTCTTGATTAAGTATATCCAATACTCTTTTAAAGAACGCAGCTGCAATCTTTGGCTTCTCGTCTTTTGGTATTTTAAAATCTATAGAAGTACATCTACTATGTAAAGGTTGTATGATTCTATTTTTGAAGTTACAAGTAAATATGAATCTACAGTTGTTTGAAAATTCTTCTATGAATCCTCTCAAAGCTGGTTGTGTAGAATTTGGATTTAAATAATCAGCCTCATCTAAGATAACTACTTTTGTATTGCCTGTAAATGATACAGTAGATGCAAACTGCTTGATCTTTGTTCTTAAAACATCTATACCAGATTCCTCTGAACCATTTATAATAATATAGTCTGAATCAAGTTCTTCACAAAGTGCTTTTGCAATGGTTGTCTTGCCAGTACCAGCCGTGCCAGACAAAAGCATATTTTGTATATCGCCTTTTTTAATGATAGTTTTAAAGAATGACTTTAGCTCCTTTGATAGGATGCAACTATCAATCTTTCTTGGTCTATACTTCTCTACCCATAGATATTCTTCGCTCATACATTAGACCCTGGCTCTGCAGCAATCCAATATTGCAGGTCCTTAGATTCGTGTCTGAAGTGCAAGAACTTCGCTTTTTGAGTCTTTGCTACTGAAACATCATAAGCATCAGGAATAACTTTTAAGTTCTCCACAGCGATGTATATATCAAACTGATCAAAGGCTGACCCAAGATCTCTTGAAAAGCTATTAGCGGATTTATTTTTTCTATCACCTACAGACATAGTTACACTCTGATTATCACATGTAATTGAAATAGTTGGTGCACCAGTTATAGCTGCTGCCTTCATCAACATTTGCACATCTTCTGCAGTAAGTTTAAATTTATAAACTTCTGTATGCTGTATTTCGCCTTCTGGTGCTGCAGTTACTACTTCTGGATTTGAATAAAAATATTCAAACATACCAGCTGGGCTTGATATCTGTAAACTTTTATCACCAAATTTAACTTCTTGATCATTAACTATTGATATCATTGCAAGTAATGAGTTAAGATCATATACAGCAAATTGATTTGGTATTTCTTCTTGTATTTTTGCCCTAGCGAATATATTTTTAGCACTCGAAATAGTTGATATAATATTACCAGGTTTAAATACAATATTAGTGTTAATAGACGAGAAGTTCTTTAACACCTGTAATGTATCACTGCTCACTTTCATATACTACTCCATAATAAAATTTAATTATATACTAATTTAAGTTTTTTTCCAAGGTAACTTGTTGTTGTACTTATCAATCATCCATTTATTACCATTTAAAAAGAAATCTGCTTTGACTGAGTCATCTCTATTGCCAACCCTATAATTTAAAGTGTATTCATAAGTAGAATCATATGTGTAATTATTATTTTTTAACAATTGCATTATTAATCTATCTACTTCGGGTTGTTCTTGTGGATGCCTAGCTCTTCTATACCATGCTGGTGATATTTGCACAGCTAATGCTTTTGGTAAAAAATAACAGCCAGTGTCTAAAAAGAATTCATTCTCACTTAAACAAGTATGCCACTTACCAAGACTTTCACAATCATCATTACATATAGATTCATTATTTTGTCCTACTATTTTTCTAAATGAAAAAGCCCAGTCTTTATGTTCAGCTACTTTAACAAGTGATTCTATATGACCTGAATCAATCCAATTATCTTCATCAAGATACATTATATAATCAGCCTCAACTAGATATGGCGCTGCACCATATATTCTATGACCATTATATTGACTATGTCCAGTATTTTGTGGTAAGAAAAGAACTTGTCTTTTTTCATTATTTACCTTATTAAATATACTATGAGATTGCTCCATAAATTTTGGACCATCAACAACAACATAATGTATTAACTCTCCATAAGTTTGTTCTTTAACTGATTCTAAACATAACTTTAAATGTTCGGTGCCAATTGTTGGAGTTACAATAGCAACTTTTGGTTTAAACTGTGCCATAATTATATAATTTTTGTCCGTCAAATTCAATTATTTCTGATTTACCATCAGGAATAAGATTAAAATATTTACCTTCTTTTTCAGAAAGATAACCGTTTAAAGCTCTTCCATTTTCAACTGTGCATTTATGTGATCCATGTTCATAAATACAATCTTCAATAAAATTTGTTTTTGCTCCAAATGCTTTCAAAGTAATTCCATGCACCGGTGCATCACCCCATCTGTTCATTAAAAAATTAGGATCCATTGTTAAACTTTTCAAGAATGATTGCACTTTTTCTTGCATAAAAAACGATACTTTTACTGTATATAAATTAGTATAAGGTATCCAAAAATTTTCATTTTGATTATAATCTTTAACTGTCCAATTATCTAATAATTTTTCACACGCTTGTGGTAAAGTGTTATTTGTTAAAGAATGGTATTCTTCCATAAATCTACAAGTCATGTAATCAAGATTTTTTTCAATCATGTGTTCAAAAATATTGTAATCTAATTTTTCAATAAAACCATCTTCATCTACTCTTAAAACATATTCATATTCTTTTAAATGTTCCCATATAAAATAACTATGAAAACGACACATCATTCTATACCCTAAATTAAATCTATTGTCTCTTATTTGCTTAATTTCTTCTGGCCAAGTGAATTCATCTTGTATATCAACAAATATTAATTTTTGATCACAACTATTTTTTTCAATATAATTTTGATGTATTGGAGAAATGTTACCTTCATGAAAAATTATTAACGGATAATCATATCTTTTATTAAAATTATTAAAAAGTTTATGGTTTCTTTTTATTAATGTTTCATATTGTAAAACATTACCATATCCTCTTGTAAGACAAACTATTGCTGCTTTCATTATAATCCTTTACCAAATAAAATTCTTTTTATAATAATCTACTATAATTTTTAATTCTTTATCAAAATCTGCTTCAGGTTCCCAACCAAGTTCTTTCAGTTTAGAATCATCTATTGAATATCTAACATCTTGACCTATTCTTCTTTCATTACCATTAATATGTTCATCTTCATTATTATATATACCATAATTATACAGTATCTTTCGAGCAACATCAATGTTTTGTGTTTCAAAGTTTCCAGATATGTTATATATTTCATTAACTTTATTAGAATCAATAATTTTCATTATAGCTGATACTGTATCACTAACATGTAACCATGTTCTTCTTGGTAAGCCTTGATCATGCAATATAATTTTTTTATCTAATGTTAAATACTTAATTGCTTTTGGTATAAGTTTCTCAACATACTGACCTGTACCATAATTGTTAGTTGGTCTTACAATAACATATGGAAGTTTAAATGTTCTTGCCCAAGCAAGTATCAACATATCTGCAGCAGCCTTAGTTGCTGAATAAGGATTGCTTGGTTTTAGAAGTTGTGTTTCTTTAAATGATCCTATATCTATATCACCATACACTTCATCAGTACTAAAATGTAAAAAGATAGGTTTTTGTTTTTTAACTTGTAGTAATTTTAGTATATTATGCACACCATCTATATTACTTTGTACAAATTCATTGCTACATTTAATACTATTATCAACATGAGTCTCAGCTGCAGTATTAATAACATAATCACAATCACATAAACGCTCTAAATTATTAATATCTATTTTTAGATACTTAAAGTTTGGATATGATTGTAGTTCAGGAAGTAGTTGTTTATTACTTGCATATGTTTCTTTATCTATACCATATACATGCCAACCATTATCTAAACATTTTTTAGTAATATGATATCCAATAAACCCAAGACATCCAGTCACATATACAGCTTTAGACATAATTCTTTAATCCTTCTTCAAGACCTTCAAGTTCTATAGGTAACTCTGATAGTTTAGATCCATCACCAATATAATCTGGATGACAAGTTGTATCTGCACAATCCTTAAATTGGTATTTTTTTATATTATTCAGCTTGAAAAATTTATCAACTATATCACTTAAAAAATATTTTTTAGTATAAACACAATTTATATCTTTATAATATAAAGGCTTTCTAACAACTGAATCACTCAATACAATTCCATTTTCGACATAGTATTTTACTATAGAAGTAAAATCTTTAGCACTAATATAATCAAATAATATATTATATAATACGTACACTTCTTTATTAATTAATTTTTTAAACAATCTATGATCTGGTTCAGAACGATCAAAACAACCAAATAGTCTTAATGTGGAAAAGTTTTCTTTTTCTAAACACATTCTGCTGATTACATTTTTTGTAAATGCATAATCATCATTATATAAATCAGAAAAATTAAGTATATCTTTTTCTTCAGGTTCAGTCCCTCTTGGACCATGTTGATGCATTTCTGCTCCAGATCCTATGTTTATATAATGATCAAAATGATCACTGTTATTATAAAAGTTAAGAAACAATTCTAAATTATAAATCATGTTTGCATTTTCTCTATTTCCATGAAATGCACAATTAATAACAGTATGAATATTATTATCTTTTAAAAATTCTTTTACTTTTTTGTGAGAAGTTATATTATGTGAATACCTATCAACAGGAATAATATTTTTTAATTTTAAATTGTTAACAAGGTATGAACCAAGAAAACCATTAGAACCTAATATAGCTACATTTTTCATATAATTTCCTTATCGTAGTCTGGAAACTCAACAACTATAGTACTTTTACCATCTTCTCTAAAATATGCTTTCTCATATGCAGGTTGTATACTTTCTATAGTTTTACACTCAATAATATCAACTGTTTTACACATTAATCTAAAAGCATCAGAATAGTTTCCTTTGTGTTGCTCTTGTGGATCTATAGGTGTTTCTGATCCAACTGCGACTCTTATAATTACTTTTGGCTTACATCTACCTTCACTTAATAATATCATTTTATCTAAATGATTGACAATTTGATCTGTAGCACATAATAAGAAATTCCAACGCGGAACCACAGCAACTGGAACTATACCATTTATAGCCATTCCTGTTGCTACACCTATCTGTAAATTTTCTGCTACAGGAAACTCAAATTTTTTTTGTGTGTTAACTTCTGTTAAACTCTCATAACAACCCGTGCCAGCATAACACACAGCTTGTCCAAAAATATAAACATCTGACCAGAGTGATAACCAATTCATAGTTTTTTTTAATTGTTGATTATATAATTGATTACTCATTAAAATTGAACTCTTATACCAGCTCCTGCATGAGGATAAACAGAATTGTTATACTTGTAATATATCAAATGTTTATGTTCATACCATTCACAATCACTTGGAAGATACCATTTACTATCACCCCACATTTCATGTGTTGGTGTCAAAACACTTTGTTTATTATCTTCTATTATGAAGGTTATAGGCAAGTCTTGTGCCACAGAATATTTGTATGCTTCAGCCCATGCTCCTGTTTCTGCACTCATGTCACCTACCCAACACCACACACGTTCTTTTGTATTACGTAACTTTGCTGCAACAGCTATTCCTGTAGCTATACTGGGAATACCACCAACAATGCTTGAACATATAAACTTATATTGTGGCAAATTCATAACCATACTTTTACCATTCATAATTTGTTGTTTGATTATTTCTACAGGAATATCTTTGAGTAATGCTTGATAATGATTTCTCCACGTACAACATACCCAATCATTTTTATTATTAATTTTACGAAAGACTTTTATTACTTGTTCTTCATTTCCTGAATATAAATGTATAGGTGCTCTAATTTCTCCTCGATTAAATATATCACCTACTTCTTTTTCAAAATGTATTAAATTTTTTTTGTTCACACAAATAAACTCATAAAACCATCAACTTGATTACCAATATATTTCATTTGTTCCTCTGTTATAACTGGACTTGTTCCATGGAAGTAAGTATTCAACATAACATGGGTTGCAACTGGATAGTCATTCTTAGCCATATCTGGTGGCATTATATGATCATAACCAGGCTGTAACATAATGTTACCACCAAAGTATGTTCTTGTCTGTATCTTAGATTCTTCTAAATAATCAACTATATCATCTCTCTTGAATGGAGCATCTTTCTTTATTGTTAATGGAAAGGCAAACCAACTTGGATTAGACTTTTCTGTAGCTTTTGGTAGATGGAAGAATTCCTCATACTTTTCATATATGTCATAAAGTAATGTAAAGTTTTTTCTTCTTAGTTCGTGTATCTTATCTAATTTCTTTAACTGTTCAAGGCCCATTGCACCCTGTAACTCAATTGGCTTTAAATTATATCCAATCTCTTCATATACATATTTGTGATCAAATATTTCACCAGGCAAAGCAGGTATCCATTCAGAGAATCTTTTGTTACAAGTTCCACATTTTAGAGCATTGGCTTTTGGACCAACACAATAACAACCACGACCCCATTCTCTAAAAGATCTTACAACAGTTTCCAATGTCTCGTCTTTACAAGCCACAAAGCCACCTTCACCCATTGTCATATGATGAGCTGGATAAAAAGAACATGAAGCCATATCACCATATGAACCAAGAGGTCTACCATCATAAGTTGAACCTAAGGCATCACAACAATCTTCTAATAAGATAAGATTATATTTGTCTATTATGTCCATTAGACGATCCATGTTAGGTGGATTACCTAAGACATGGGCAAATGTTATTATTCTTATATCTGGATGTTGAATTAATTTTGCTTCAACTTGATCTAGATTAAGATTCAAAGATTCTTGTTCTATATCAACAAAGACAGGTTCCATTCTATGTTGAAGTATAGGATTGAGAGTTGTTGGAAAGCCAGCTATAGGAGTTAGTACTTTAGTACCATCTGGAAAATTATATGTTCTTTTAGACTTTAATGCAGCCATCATAAGAAGATTAGAACTTGATCCAGAGTTGGATAATACTCCATATTTTTTATCAAACTGTTTTGGAAA